ACCGGTGCGATTAGATCCGCAATTGGCGCTGCCAACAATCTCAGGGTAGCGCTTCAATACGCGATCTGGAAGGCCCTTTGCCGGTGTCGTTGATCGAACTCAAGCTGGTTGTGCCGTGCTATGCAAGCAGATTGGCATCCGAATCGGACGTCACTACGTTCACCTCGCTGGCCGTGGACTCAACCACATTCAGGCCTACAGCAGATGCACGCCTGGCGGCGAATGTCTTGCCCGGCACCTGGAGGAATGCGCAGGTTACCGGCTTACCTCGGCGGAGGAGACCCCGGCAACGCTGTAGCTGCTTCCGAGTGGGCGGCTGATTTGCGTGAGAGCCGGCGCGGCGCTGCTCAGGCGCCACGCGGGTGAGCGGCCTGTGGCCCCGCGTCCGACGTGCATAGATTGGCACCAGTATTGGATTTCAAGTGTCGGGCTGAACCGCACAGCGGGGTCGGAATTCCCTTAATCGCACGCGCGGCATCGATGCTGACCAGGTATGGCGCCGGGATTGATGCGAGGTACTGCAGAAGGCGGCCCGACGTGTCGGTCATTGGCATCGCAAGAGATGCCCGCGAAGATCACATGCCGCCGTCTACTACTACCGCCGGCCGGGCTGTCTGAAGCTCACTGGAGCATAAAGCTCCAGGACCGTGGCGTCGCGTGCCGTGTACTGCATAGAATGCCTTGATCGCCTACGCTCGACGGGCGCGCATGAAGAAATAGCCTGCTGCCAGCAAGGCAGCCAGGCCGACGTACAGACCTATCTGGCCATTGTCTCGCCGTGCTTGAAGCGCGCCTTGCGGGGTTACGACTGCTTTCCCATTGAGCTCAAGTCCCCAAAGCTCTGGATCTGTCTGCTCGCCACTGTAGGTTACATGGGCCACATCACCTACCTTCATCTCATGCCACAACCCATCGATGTTGGGTAGCACGCTCGAGTACTCGAATTCGGACGGATTCGATTTGAGGGTGAAGCGAACGCTTTGAAGACGCATCTTCCGTTGAGTCGCCTCAACATCTTGGACTGGGCCGCTCGCTTCTTTGAGGCCGCTCGGCACCTCCGAAGGCTGCCCCAGATAGGAGATTGCGCTGCCAACAGTGATGGCGAAGCAGAGTGCAGCGATGATCTTGAAGCGAGTTTTGTGCGATTGCATCTCGATACCCGAGCAAGGAAAGCACCGCGGTCCTGCGGTGGCGCGCATTCTTCCTTGATAGGAATCGATCGTCAATCGAGCATTGTTCATACTTCAAGTATTTATGCATGCCGCCGCAGCGTGCGCCGCGACGTTTCACTCACGCTGCTGCCTGCTCCGCTTTTGGCAGACTCGCTGCGATCGCAATGTCCGTTGCCGCCTTTATCAGCGCCTTGAGTTTCCAGCCTGCGAGCTCCTGCGTCGCCTCCGCCCCGGGATAACGGATGGCATACGTCGGCGCCGTCAGTTCGGCAATCGGCGACGCCAGCACGCCGAGGGCGGCGCCGCGATCCTCGACCTGGAACGTGACGGTGCCGCTGTCATTGATCGGGTTCCAGATGATCGTGATCTGCTGCGCAAGCGGGTCTGCATCCGGGTCAGGCATCACCACGTTTGAGTCGTAGGCCGCTCGCGTGGCCGCCTTGATGCCCAGCAGCAGATGCACACCCGGCTCGGTGACTGTCTCGCCCGACACCTGGATGGACTCGCCGGTGGCTGGGTCGACTTCCGTGGTGGCCGGCGCAGTGATTTCGTAGCTGCGGCCGATCAGGTCGCTGATCTGCACGGTGAGCACACGCAGGAAGAACCGCTCCAGCGTCTGCGTCCAGCCATCGGGATGCGGTTTGGTGGTCATCTGCTCGAGGTGGAACTCGACCGGCCCGTCGTTGGTGGCCGGGTTCCATCGGATCTCGATGCGTGGCGACACGATCTTTGTCTGCGTGCCGAAGGTTGGGTTTTCGCTGATAAGCATGGTCAGTATCCAGTGACGTCGAGGATGGGAGCGCGCACCCAGGCCTGGCCGTAATTGCCAGGGGGTGGCTGTGGGGTACCGCTGCTGCCGCTACGCAGGTCCTGTGCAGTGTCGACAGTGGCAATGGATGCGACGTTGCCGTTGATGTTGACCACGCCCTTGCGCCATATGATCTGCACCTGCCACCCCGGCCCACCGCCTATCAAGCCACCGATGACCAGCATGATGTTGCCGGTGGAGCCGGCCAGCGCAGCGTAGGTCCGGCCAGCAGGCAGCGTGATCGATCCTCCCTGGTTGGCATTTCCCTGCAGCAACCCGCGCACCTTCATGTACTTGAGTGTTGCGTCGAACACGACCTGATTGTTCGCGGGATTGCGGACACAGAAGTACTTCATGCGCCCGAAGTTGGGTTCATCGAACACGTACGCGGTGAAGCTGCCGCTTGTCGTCCAACCGGTAAACGTGAAGCTATTGCCGCTCTGAGAGCGCTGGGCGAGCACAGCGTTACTCTCGCCCAGAAACGCCAGCGCCGGGTTAGTCCCGGCCACGGTCAGACTCCACGTCTTCAGCACGCCGCTGCCACTGGGTGTAATGGTTTGCTTTGATGCTAGCGCCAGATTCTTCCAGTCCTCCGAGATCACCACCCGATTGGGGCCGGCATTGATACGAACGAATGCCACGTCAAAACCTCCCGTAGAACAACGTGCCACCGGCGCGGGCACTCGAGTTCGTCGACGGTGCCGTCCACATAATCGTGTTGCCGTCGTCAGTGATGTAGGGCAGCAGCGCATTGCCTGCACCGCTGTCGGCCACGAACCAGTAGTACAGCTGGTTGGCGCTGCCGGTGATGGGCACCGCAACTGAGCCGCTAGCCCCGCTGGCGATCCCGATCGCACCCATGTGCTGCGTGAGCAAATCCGAATCAGACTGATCGGTAACCTGCAGCAGCACGACATTGGTCGCCTCATCCGTGACCCGTAGGAACGTCGTCATACGCCCGCTCCAATAGCCACCACCTGCACGCCGTTGGGCGCGTAGCAGTAGATCTTGCCATTGACGATCTCGCTCCGGCCCTGCCCAGCGTCCACCCCGATGAAGCGCACCTTGTCGAAGGCGAAGTCCAGCGTTGCACTCGTTCCGTTGTTAACCGAGCGCCAGCCGGCGACCCTGTTGTTGACGTCCAGCGCGAGGGTTGCGGATGCCTCATAGCTGGCGACGCCATTTTCGGCCCGCGTGACACGGGTGGTCAGCGACTGAGTGGCCGAAGCCTGACCAACGACTGTTGCGTCTGCGCTGTAGGGCGTTGCGGGGAGTGCGCCGTATTCGATCTTGACCCGACGAAAGCCCAGTGCGGTGCACCCACTGATGCTTTCCCAGATGAGCCGCACCTGGGCCTGCGTGCATCCGGTCGGCGGCGTCCGCGTAAAGGCACGCTCCTGACGCCGTGCATCCCCATCCATGAAGTTGTGCGTCGCCCTGATGATTGGACTACGCGTCGAACTGCTGATGTAGGTGCCATCCGCGCGGAACCACTCAATGTCCATGCTGACTTGCCCCGCCTGGGCGTATAGCACACTGTCCCAAGAAACGGTCAGCGTCTCGCCCGCGTTGATTGGAAAGCGGGCTGAGGCAACTGCCTGCCCACCACTGCCAATGTTCCACGGCGAAGTGTGGGTCATGATGCGTCCCCATGCCCCATCGGACACGATAAAGCCGCTCACAGAACCATTGGTCCAGATGCCGCTCTCAAACCCGCCATTCGGCAGGATGTTCGGGCGACCACCGAGCTTCGACGTCACCGAGGTGATGGCTGTGCTCTGCGCGTTGATCTCGTTGCCCTGCTGGCTCACCTGGGATTGCAAGGCCTGTAGCGCACTGGTGTCCGCCTTACCCGACAGCGTGGATTGCACGGTGCTGATCAGCTGCGACAGGGACGAGATGTTGTTCTCGGCCTGCGTCAGGCGCGTGTTCATCGCCTGCACCGCCGACGCATCCGCTTTACCCGCGAGGCTGGACCGCACCCCGCTCACATCCTGCGCAAGGATCTGCAGCTCTTGATCCACTTGCTGCACCTCGGTGGTGACCTGCTGCATCGCCACGCCGATGGCGCCCACCGCCTCGGCCAGGCTTGCGTACTGCCCGATGAAGGACCAATACGCCGTGTCGGTGATCGCCGTGCCCACTGGCACGTCCTGCTTTGCCACATAGAGCCCGCCGGCGCGCTTGACGATGGAGCCGGCCGGCCATGCCTGATCTACCCACTCTGGCGCCTCTACCAGCGCTTGCAGATTGGCCAAATCTTGAGCCTGCTGGAAAAGCTGGTCAGCCAACTCCCGGTCGCGCTGGGCCGCTTCCAGAAAGCCCTGGCGGATTTCCTCGGTGGTCTGATCGATCGCCTGCTGCATCTCCTCCTGCAGCTCCGCCAGATTCTTGCCGAGGTTCTTGGTGATGTACTTCGCCGCCACCGACAGCGTGCCGTTGGTGTTGCGCGCGCGGATGGCGAACACCCACGTGCCCGACGCCGGGATGGGCGAGTCGAACGCACCGGTGTGGTATCCACTATCGCCCACGGGCGTCATGGCATCCCACGACGGCATCGGCGCACCCTGCTCCGGTGCCTGGGTGTAGCGGATCTCCGCGCCGGCCAAGTTGGCCGACTGGATGGTGTCGGTCCAGAAGCCCCAGGTGTAGCGCCGGATGCCGCCGCCGACTTCCTCCACGTCGAACAGGTCGTAGTTCACCGGCGGCGCGTCGGCGCCGATGGTCGTGTAGATCAGCGAGGCGCCCACGCCCAGCTGCCCCTCCGGGCCGAACGGGCGCACGTTGATGGTGTAGGTGCCGGCGCGCGGGATGCGCCACCGTGCGGTGCGGGTGCGCGTCTGTGCCACCTCCACCAGCTCGCCATTGCCGTCCGATGCCGAGGCGTAGACCACGGCATGGTCGAACGGGCCGCTGATGTCGAACGTGGCCACCAGGTCCGTGGCAGTGACGTCGCCCGTGGTGATCTGGTCCTCGCTGATCGCCAGATTGCTGAGGATCGGCCGGGTTGCCAGCGATGATCCGCTCTCTGGCGGCTGGTAAACACCCGTCTTAACGTAGGTCCAGAACTCAGCAGATTCGGGCACCACGCTGATGCTGGCGCCTTTCAGATCGCTCTCCGGCTCGATCGCAACCACTCGCACACGCAGTCCCGGCGTGGCTTTGAAGTCATAGATCCACACCGTGTCGTGCGCCGGGTTGTCCTGCAGACCGCCCCGCACCATGGGGTCGTCGTAACCCTCGCCCGGCAGCGGCGCGTCATCCGGCCATTCCTCGACCAGCTGGATGGTGTCGGTTGCTTCGGTGAAGCTGCGCACGCGGAATGTGCGGTAGACCGCCTCGCCTGGGATGCGCAGGCCGATGAACGCACTGCGCGCATCCGGCGGCGGTACCGGCTCGTCCAGTGTCAGGGTGACGGTGCCAAGCAGCGGGCTGCGCTCGGCTGCGACGATGCGCCCGCCAAACCCCCACTGCGTGAGGTCGTGCGAAATCGACAACATCGACATGCGGCGATAGGACAGGTACTGCAGGTCCTGAGCAAAGCCGATGTCCTTGTACTGGAACAGGCTTTGCGCCAGATGGTACCGCGCCATCTCGGCCGCATGCACCTCGCGATCGATGCCCTCACCGGTGAGCCGCGCAGGGTTGAGCATGTCTTCGACCTTGACGCCGGGCGCAGGCACGCGCAGGGTCTCGACCTTCTTGGTCGTGCTATCGAAATAGCTGTACTCGATGCCATCGGCTGCAGTGGCCAGCGTGTAATCCACGCTGAAGCTGCCCTTCTTCATCTCCGCCATGTTGACCACGCCCGAGAGCGGCTGCTCGTCGGCGGCCCACACCACCGAAAGGCGACCGCCGGCCCAGGTCACCTGCCCCATGCCGGCCAGCGCGATCGCCTGCAGTACCTCGTCGTGGTTGCGCTCTTCGGTCAGCCAGTAGTCGTAGGTGTAGCCGTTCGCCTCGCAGTGGCCCATGAAGCCCTGTAGCGACTCGATGTCGATCTCCTCGTCACTCTTGCCCATGCCAGCGATGAGCTTGCCGGTCTTGTCGTAATAGCCGCGAACGTACTTGAGGATGTGCGCGCCCGGGTTGCTGGTCTCCTCATTTACCCAGGAGCCATTGCGCCAAACCGGGATCGGCGCGGCGATGTGCTCGGCCACCAACTCGTCGGGCTGGCCGTTGAGCTGGCCGGTGGCCTTCATCAGGATGCCGGTGCGCGCCAGGCCGGCATAGGTGGCGGTGTCCGCCTGCACGCTGCCCATCGTCGACCATTGAAAGTCGTTGCGCTGGGTGTTATCGCCGCTGTAGTTGCCGAGGCCGAGGATGCGCACGCGCACGTCGTACTGGCCTTTGGCCACATCCGCAGACAGCGTTGCGCGCTTGCTGACGTCCAGCTTGTCGCCGGTGTACGTCCGCGTGGCCAGGGTGGCCCAGATGCCGGTACCGGCAGGTGCGTACTGCACCTGCACGGTCTCGGACACGTTGTACTTCTTGCCCGAGGTGCCCACGCCGCCCAGCACGTATTCCAGGTTGATCTGGATACGCACGGTGTCGGCGCTGGTGGTGCGGGTCACAAAGTCGGCCGTTGACGGCAGCTCGCCACCGTCAACGGTGTCCACATTGCTGTAGAGCGGGATTGTCTGCTCCGGCATCTGGCTATAGCCGGCGTGGTAGATGCTCACGCCCTCATAGCTGGAGAGCGGTGTGTCGCCGTTGCTGTACGCCTCCACGCGGCCAACGCCAATACCGGGCGTGAGTACCATGGCGAGGTACTGATCGTCGCTCTCGTAAAAGGTGTAAGGCTTACTCGCAATGTCTGCCGCGATGGTCGTGCGACCAAACAGCAAGCCCAGCGGCTCATAGGGGCGCATGCGGTTGCGCGGCGCCCCCAGGCTGTAGACGGTGCCCGCCGCGCTCTGGGCGGCTGGGCTTTCAACCTTTGGCCCGAGGGTCTTGTTGATCAGGACCGAGCCAGCCACAAAGGCTGCCGTGTACGCGACCGCCGCACCCGTGGTACCCAGCCCTGCGGCCCACGTTGCGCCCGCGCCGCCGGTGAAGTAGATCAGCGCCGCCATTGCCACGATGTACAGCGCGTTCCTACCAACTGCGCCGCGCACCTCAATGAACTGCCCGTCCTTTGGATAGACATAGGCCCACAGATGACGCGGCACAACGCGACCACCGATGGAAACCGTCCACTCGCCCTGATCCAGGTCGAGCACGTGTCGGTGCAGGAAGTCGCACAGGCGCTCGCCCGGCTGCAGGTCCATCGCAATGTGGCGCTGCCCCTCCAACGTCACCGGGTGCGGCGTCAGCACCAGCTGGCCATCGCTCGCAGGCGTGGTCATCAGACCCATGTGTAATACCCCTCGATCCTTGCGCCGTAATCCGGCAACTCGCGCACGCGATGCAGCCAGCTGCTACCGAGCGCGCTTGTTGTGTGCAGTACCCAACCCTCGTGGGCCAGGTAGAAGAAGACGCCGACATGCCCGGGCCGGATTTGGCCCTTATCGAACATCAGCACCAGATCGCCGTCCACCGGCGTCTCGGTTGGCGCGGCGTACGCCTGGGACAGCTCACCCAGGGCCACCTGCCCGGCAGCACCGCGCGGGCGCCGCGCCGGCATCTGCACCTGGCGACCGAACAGCTCGCGCTGCACCTGCACCACCAGATCGGCACAGTCGTAGGCATGGGCGCCGTACGGGATGTTGAGGAACCGCTCTACCTCATTGGCCCGCATCAGAAGATTCCCGGGAGCGTGTAAGGGTTAGCGCGCAGCTTCACCGCCTGCTGCCGCATGAAGAAATCCACGCCGATCTGCGCGGTGATCAGCGGGCCGGCGGCGCGCACCTGCGTCAGCGGCAGATAGAACCGCCGCGCTATCAGGTCTGGCTGCGCGCGGTCCGTAATCAGGACCCGGCACATCACCGTTTCGTTGGGCTGCACATGCTCCAGGTCATCGGTGATGCCGCGGCCAACGTTGTCCACTTCCAGCTGTGCGCGCGGCGTTTGTCCAGCCGAATCGGTAGGAGGCGTGAAGCGGAACGGATACCCGAGATACGTATTGCCATTGCTCACCCAGTCCTGCGTGTCGTTGGCGATGCGCAACACCGCGCCGAACGATGGCGCCGTCATCTCCAGCAGCTCCAGCGGGCCGGTGGTGGCATCGTCTGTCACGCGCTGGCGGCGCTCAAGGAAGGAGCTCATCGCAAGAACTCCACGACCACATCGCGCTGCCATGGCCGATCTGCCCCATCAGCTGGGCGCAATTCGCCGATGCTGCCCCCCTCGAAGCGCGCCTGTACGGTTAGTCCCGTCAGCGGGTGCCTGAAGTCGAACCAACCGATGCGGCCGATGTCGTCGAAATACCAGCTTTCGAAAGACACCGCGTCAACCGGCGTAGCAAAGTCCAACGTCATGGCGAGCTTCATCAGCACACGCGTGTTGAGCACGCGTTGCTTGGGCACGCCGCGCTCCATCTCGGTACGCATCACAGCCGGATCGAAAGAACTGCGCACCGTGTCGTACAGAACACCTGCGTACGGCGGGAAAGCGGCCATCAGCGGCGCGTCCTCGTGTCGAACCTGCTTTCGATGGCGCCGGCCATGCGCCCACCGCTGGCGATATTTTCTGCCCCGATATCCACAATCAGCTTGCGCAGCTCGCTGCCATCCGGCGCACGGCCGCGCTCCTCGCGCTGCTGCGCAGCTTGGCCTGAATAGTTGTTGATCTCTACAGCCACCTGGCCGCCGCTGCGTCCTGTCGCAGGCATCACCGTGGTGCCTACCAGACCACCAACCGCGTAGCCGCGCCCGCTGCGGATGGCACCCAGCATGGACAGGAATGCAGCCGGTCCACCGATCGACGCGATATCGCGCTGGCTCAGCACGCCTTCGCCCTTGTGCACCACACCGGCCGGCTGAAACTTGCCGCCAGGCCCGGTGTAGCCACCGGTGTCCCAGCCCTGCAGCGGAATCGCCTCGCGCTGCACGGCTCCGACTTGGCCGCCACCGAACACGCCACCCAGCAGGCTGGTGATTCCCTTGCGCACCGTGATCCGCGAAAAGTCGGCGATGATCGAGTTGGCCATGTCTCGAAAGCTAACTTTGCTATTGCTCGTGGCTTTGACCACCATGTCCTCGAATGAGGTCAGCGCCGAGGTCGTCGCGCTTTCTACCGCACCCGCCGCATTGCTGGCTCCGTCGCGATAGTTCGCCCACGCGGCCGACACGCCCCTACCCCAATCTGCCTGCGCTTCTGACATGCGCACGTAGCCGTCGCGAATCACTTGCACACGGCGCTCAGTTGCAGCGCGCACGGCCTGTTCTTCAGCGGCTGCGGTCTGCTCGTCGATCGTGCCCACGCGCTTAAGCAGGGCAAGCTCAGTCAGCCGCTGCGCCTGCTCGCGATACACCTCATTGAGCCGCTGCTGGATCTCGAACTCGCGATCGCCGGAGCCCACACGTGCGACCATGGCGTCCATTTCCTCGCGCAGCGCGCCCGTGCTCGCATCGAGTGCAGCCTTGTAGGAGGACAGTGCGTTCTCACGCTGTTTCAGCAGCTTTCGCTCGTCGGCTGTCAACACGTCCAGCTTGGCGGCTCCCTCGGTGCGCACCTTCGTCAGCTGCGCCTCCATCTCGCCGACCTGCTTGCCGACGTCGATCGCATCCTTGCCCGCGACACTGCGGCCCTTGAGATAGTCGATCTGCTTCTGCAGCGACTGTGCCTCAGCGTTGGTGCCGCGCTCGGTCAGCTCGCGCAGGCGCTGGTAGTAGGTCTCGGCCGACAGCTCGCGCGCCTGGTACTGGGCCTGCAGCACCTTGGTGCTGGTTGCGATCTGCGCCTGCTCGGTGGTCAGCGCATCCTTGAGTGCCTGCAGCCCAGCCGATCGGCCAGACGTTGCGATACTCGCTGCGCCCTTTGTACCGGCTGCAGCTGCGGTGTCGCGCATTGCACGCTCGCGCTGCTGCAGCACCTTGGTGTCGGTGATTCCTGCCTGCGCGGCCAGGGTGCGCATATCCTTGATGCGCTCTTCGAGCTGCGCCTGCTTGCTCAGATACTGCACGCCCTCTTCTTGGAACTTGGTGCGCGCCTGCTCTTGCTTGCTGTCAACCTCTGAGTAGATGCCAGCCATGATGACCTTGACCGGCTTCTTGTTGGCCGCCTTCTGTAGATCGTCGATCTGTTGCTGGAATTGCTTGACCAGCCTGGTGCGGTTGGCATCGCTCAGATCTTGATAGAACCCACTGCCGCGGTTGATGCCGTCGATGTTGGACTGCAGCTGCTTGATCTTCTCCGTTGCGGTGTCGGGCCGGCCAACGCCGAGCATGGTGTCCCAAGCCTCAGAGGCGGCACCTTTGACCGCGCGCCAAGCGCGTTCCATGTAGCCCAGGTTTTCCTGCACATCGGCCGCCCGATCCTTGAGCGTGTCGGCGTAGATCTTGAACGCCGCCGCGACTGCCTGGACCTGGTTGCCCTGCTCGATCAGCGTCTTGATGTTGGCCAGCTGGGTCTGGTCCAGGAAGTGCATCGTCTCGTTGAGCTCAAGCAACGCAGCGACCGGGTCGGCCTTGATCTTGGCGAATTCGGCGACCGTCTCATTCACTGCCTTGCCCGTGCCGGCGCGCATCGTCTCGGCGGCGATCGCCACGGTCTCCAGCTGCTCGGCAGTGAACTTGCCGGTGGCCGCGACCTCCGTCAGTGCCGCTGCGGCACTGGAGGTTGTCACACCGGCGATGCCATCCATCTGCGCAGCCACTTCCGCCAGGCGCGCAGCCGTCTGCCCAGATTGGTTGCCCATCAGGATCAAGGCCTGTTGGTAGGCGGTCGCCTCATCGCTGCCCAACTTCCATGCCAGCGCCACGGCAGCGACGGCCGCCGCAGTGATCGAGAGCGGATTGAGCATGCCCACCAAGGCAGTCGAAACGCCAGACAGTGCAGGCCCCACGCCACCGAAGCTGTCCTTGATCTGGCCACCTTGCTGCACAAGCACCGTGAACCAGGGCATGCCACCTTGGAGGCTGGTAAAGATGTC